ATCCGTTACCTGTTTCGCTTTCTCCATTTCTTCGGCAACTTCTTGGCCGATCCTGCGCGCTTCGTCAATGCCGGTATATTCGTCGGCCTTGGTGCCGGCTCCGCCTTGGCCCATGTAACGTTTCGCCCATTCCACCTGTGCCGTGATGTAGGCTATTTCATCGGCTGTCTGTTGTGCGGCGGCCCGGGCTTTGGCTACGATGTCCGCGAAGCCTTTGCCAAAAACTTCCTGCATTTTTTCGACTATGTCCGGAACAATCGAATGCCAGACCAGCTTGTCACCTAACCATTGGAAGGCATCTTTTACTTTATTGACTGCGCCTTGCGTTTTGTCAACAATCCCGTCCTTCATCTTGCCGAATATGCCGATTGTGTTGTCTTTGATGGCTTGTGAAGTATCGATTATGGTGTCTTTGATTTTGCCGAAGACACCCGACACCTTTTCCCATAAGCTTTCCACAGCGCCCACGATATTATCTTTGATGGTTAAAAAGTCATTCCACATGCCACGGAAGGCCTCGACCACGCCCGACACGCAAGCCTTGATATCTTCGCCCCACCGTTGCCATACATAGACAAGGCCAATGATCGCGGCTGCAATAAGCCCCACCGGCCCGAAGGCTGTGGTCACCAGCGTAATAAAACCTGAAATTGCAAGCATTAATGGCCCGCCAACGGCGAATAACCCTGCAATCATTACGATTGATTTTTTAACTTCTGGACTCATATTATCAATATATCGAGCGAATCTCGTTAAAACTTCGGTTACTTTTTCAACCGACGGGCGCATTACTTGGTAAAACGATATTGCCACAGACTCAAGCGCTGACAATAGTTCCTTGAATCCACCGACCATATCAGATCTCATTATGTTAGCCATGTCCTGCGCTGTGCCGCCTGCGCTTTTAAGCATGTCCTCGTATTTTAGAAGTTCACCCTCACCGATTTGAAGAAGTGTAGCGAGACCGGTCCCGGCTTCTGTGCCAAAAATATCCATGGCTTGTGAGGCGGTTACACCATGGTCACGTAGAAGTTTAATTACATCAGCCAAGCTGTGCAGTTCCGGGTTTATGTCTTCTGCCGAAATTCCTAGCGCGTCTAGTTTTTTCTGTGCTATGCTAGTAGGCCCAGCTAGTTGTGCAAGGACTTGCCGTAACGTAGTGCCTGCACGTTCGCCCTGAATACCGGCGTTGCTGAATATTGCTATTGCCGCACTTGCTTCTTCTAGCGAAATACCAAGACCGCTTGCGACTGGCGCAACGTAACTCATTGCATAACCAAGTTGCTCAACGTTTGTGTTTGCCGAAGCCGCTGCCTTCGCTAATACGTCAGCAACACGGTTGACTTCGCTTGCGCTCATTCCGAAACCGGTCAAAACATTCGAGGCAATGTCAGCTGCGCGTGCCAAATCAAGTTGGCCGGCTGTAGCAAGGTCAAGCATGCCAGGCATAGCTTCGAGAATTTCTTCAACTTCGAAGCCGGCCATGCCTAAATATCGCATTCCGTCGGCGGCCTGCGACGCACTCCATTCTGTCGTTGCACCAAGCTCACGCGCAACCTTGTTAAGTTTTGTCATCTGTTCAGATGTAGCACCGGTCACGGCCTCAACGCCGCTCATGGAATGCTCAAATTTTGCACCTGCTGTAACGATTGCCGTGCCCATCCCTATAATCGGCAATGTGACACGTGTCGTCAGTTTCTTGCCGACGGCGGACAGGTTTCTGCTAAGGCCCTTCATTTTCGTTTCAACTTGCGCCATTTTGCGCTGAAATTCAGCTATGTCAGCGCCCACACGTACAGCAACATTCCCGCTAGCCATATCCGCCGTCACCTGCCTTTCTTCTGCTTGCTTATCTTCACCGGTATCGCCTCCGGCCCCATCTTTTCAACCAGTTGCCTGAATTTACGATCACGCTCTTCGCGCTCGGCTTTTGTCATCGGTTTGTGCGGCCGCCACAGGTCACGGCCCTTGATGGTTTTCTTAGTCCAGGCATTCAGTAAACACGCCGTGAAGTGCGCCAGCATTTGCCCTTGAAGTTCGTGGCGATATCTGAAACCATCAATCCAGTACAGATATTCACGTGGCGTCATCGCCCAGAATTCAGCTGGTTTCAGTCCTGTCTGACAAGCCGTCCGAAGGAGGCCAAACCAATCGGTCAAGCCCCCCTCGGTCAGTTTTTTGCGTCATCATCCTGCCCGGCGTCGGTATCCGTCCTTTCGCCAGCCGCTGGAAATGCTTCTTCGAACGCCTTGCCGATGGCTTCGGCTATAGCCTCATAGCCCACCTCGTCAATCAAGTTACCAGCGTCCATCTCGCTGAACCTGGCCGCTGAACGCGTGCCGTGCCTGACGCCTACCATTACAAGGCTGCGCAAATCAGATATACGCAACCGGCCGGACCCAAAATCCGACACTACTTCTGAAAACGATCGCCCTGAAACCTGCTCAAGATCGGCAAGCGCATTTGTGGTAAATTTTATTTCGTATTTGTCATTGATTCTTACACTCATGGTCTCACCTCACGTAGTTATACAACCGCAGTCCAGTCTTCATTCAGCGTCAGCGAGATGGTCACAGTCGCCGCCTCGCCATCGGGCGCGTTTCGGCTAATGCTACCAATCCACGCCGACGCTTCTTCAACGCTTACGCCGTCCTCGCTTCTACGCACAACTATCAACTCGCCGTTGTCGTATGCCGTCTTTAGAAGGCCATAAGCGGTATCGTTCGGGACATAGAAGGCTTCAAGTTCAATCGTATCGCCCTTCTTACCCGGCAAAAACTTCTGGTGATTGTCGTCCTTTGATGTGACCTCTATTAAATTCTGTGTAGATTCCAACGTGAGATTGGTCTGCTCACCGACCGGTGTGAAACCAGTCCCGTTATCAACAAGAAGCAGAACATTTGATCCTTTAAGTACCATTACCAGTCACCTCCTATTACGCGCTTATCGCGTGCCAAGCTTCGTTCAGCGTGAACGATATAGTCACTGTGCCAGCCTCGCCGTCCGGCGCGTTTCTTGAAATGCTTTCGACATAGGCTTCGGCCTCTTCAACACTGACGCCATCCTCAGACCGACGAAGGACAACAAGTCCGCCATCATCATATGCCGACTTTAGCGCAAGAAAGGCCACATCGTCAGGCACATAGAACGATTCAAGCTCTATCGTGTTACCCTTCTTGCCGTCGATGAATTTCTGATGATTGCCATCTTTTGACGATACTTCTATCAGATTCTGTGTAGACTCGTCGGTCAAATTCGTCTGTTCGCCGACTGTCTTCCAGCTAGGTGTTTCAACGCTTGAAAGCGGGTCAGGCAATACACCGCCGGTCACCGTGACTACTGTTTTGGTGTTGCTTTCGTCATACGTAGACGAATCAACCACCAGAATGCTATATTTGTCTGTGGTATTGCATTTAACCAGCTGACCGGCTACGAAATTCAAAGTCTCGTCAGAACCGGCGATTTCAAACGTTACATCGTCTATTCGTGTGGGCGCGTATGACGTACCCCATACATTAACAATTGCGATTACATTCGCACCTTCGATAGCCATTTTTACACCTCCTGCAAGAAGAATCTCATCTCGACTACGCCATGCCGCGTCACGCCGTCCGGGTCTAGCAGTGTTCTCGCGCCATCCAGTTGACCGAAGACTGCATCGAAGCCCGTGACGGTTAAATCGGCTTCAAGTGCCTGTAGTATCTCATCTATTAATCCTTTGACTTCGGCAAAGCCGGGCGTTTGTGACCAGACATGAAACGTAGTCACGACTTCTGACCCGTGCCGCGTCTTACTCGAAGCGGGCGCCATTATCGTTTCGCCTATCACCACGTACGGCATTGTGGCATCTTGCGGCACCGCGTCATACGTCGGACACGAAAGTAACGTCGACAGCCTTTGATATATCGCGCCCTGAAGCGGAAGTAGGGGGGCCCTCATCGTTCGTACGCCTCCTTGACCATCCTGTAAAACTTGTCCTTTGCTTTTTCGGCCGCCGGGCGCATGTAAGGCTGTGCGTTG